GACTATCAGGGCATGGTTGAGCTGATGGAGAACGCCGCCGACCCCGGCCCCATCAACGGCGAGAAGCCCAGCGACCATGAGTAAGCTCATTACATACATCCCGCTCTCGTCCGTGGAGCGGATTGAGCTGAGAGTCACCAACTACCGCAAGACGCTCTCTCAGGTCAAGGCTGAAACAAAGGCCCATTACGTGCTCAATGGCGGCATGTGGAACCCAGACGGCTCGGCCTGCCCGCTGCTCAAGGTGGGCGGGGTAATGCGCTCCGGCACGCCCTGGAGGGCGATGGGCTACGCCTGGGATAAGGGCCCCGACATCCACATGACCTCCGAGTACGAGGGAGCGGATAACTTTATCGCGGTGACCGCCCTCGTTACCTCCGGTAAGCCGGTGGATAAGCCCTCCTACGGATCAGCCCAGGGAGACAAGAGGGGGCGGAGCGCTATCGGCCTGCGCGGTGGCAGTCTGGCCCTCTACTGCTCATCGGATGGCACCGACGCAGCAACGCCGGAGGCGCTGCGGGACGAGCTGGCCGGGCTGGGCTGGGCCTCCGCCGTTATGCTGGATGGGGGTGGCTCCAGCCAGTGTGACTTTGGCGGAGAGCGCATCACCGCCAGCCGCAAGGTGCATAACTGGATTTGCGTGTATCTCAAGCAGGCGGAGCAGACACCGCCGGAAGAGGAGGACAAGCCTATGAGCAAGCACACTGTATGCCTTGACCCCGGACACGGGCCGGGCAACGTCAACGGTTCCCCGGACGGCACCTACAAAGAGTGGGAGTTTACGTGGGACATGGCCCAGCGTATCAAACCGCTGCTGGAGGCCCAGGGGGTGGGCGTGGTGCTCACCAAGACAACGGACAACTACCCCAGCCTGACGGAGCGGGCCAACATCAGCAATAAGGCGCAGCCGGATTGCTTTGTGAGCATCCACACCAACGCCGCCGGGGAGGGAGGCTGGTCAAGCGCGTCCGGGCTGGAGATCTACACCAGCGCCGGGCCCATGACGGCCCAGCGCAATGTGCTGGCCTCCAAGCTGGTCAACGCCTTCCACGCCGCCGGGGTGTCCCTGCGGAGTAAACCTATCAAGCACAAGCTGTATACTGTGCTTGCCAAGACCGACGCCCCCGCTTGCCTGATTGAGTACGGCTTCCATACCAATAAGACCGACGTGGAGTATCTCAAAGATACCAAGTACCGGGACAAACTGGCCGAGGCCACCGCAAAGGGCATCTGTGAGTTCCTGGGCGTAGCGTGGCAAGGCGAAACGGGAGCGGACAGCGCGGAGGACACCCCGGACGTTTGGGCCGCTGAGGCGTGGGAAAAGGCCAGAGACAATGGCGTACTGGACGGCACCCGGCCCCGCGATAATATGACCCGGCAGGAGCTGGCCGTCGTGTTGGATCGGCTGAATCTGATTTGATGGAGGTACATATCATGGACATTTCTTCTTTGGGTATCACCGGAGTGGCGGTTATCACTGTGATCTGCTTTCTGGTCGGCCAGGTGGTCAAGGCCACTGGACTGGACAATAAGTGGATTCCCATCATCTGCGGCGTATTTGGCGCGGCGCTGGGTATTCTCGGCATGTTTATTATGCCCGAGTTCCCGGCCAGCGATTACCTTACTGCCGCCGCTGTCGGCATTGTGAGCGGACTTGCGGCCACTGGTATCAATCAGGTTTATAAGCAGTTGACTAAGGAGGGCTGATGCCCATGGAGTGGGTAGGCCCACTGATTTCCGGGGCGGCGGTCGTCCTGGTGGCAATCATCGAGGCGGTCGCCGCCCGCGAAAGAAAGCGCGTCAAAACGGACAACCAGAAGATCGACGCCATCATACACGGTGTGCGGACTCTGCTGAGACGCGCGCTCATCGCGGAGCACAATCACTATTCCGAGAAAGGGTATATCCCTATCTACGGGCTGGAAAACGTGCTGGACATGTACAAGGCATATAATGCCCTGGACGGAAATGGCACAGCGGCAAAACTGGTCGAGGCCCTGAAACAACTGCCAACGGAGCCGCCGGAGGTCGAAAGGACGTGACTGAATGAGCGCAAAGGTGAATCTGCCGGAACCGTTAAATAAACTTTTGCGCTCTCAACTGGAAACCGCTATTTATGAATCTGCCCTCCACCGCGATGATGAATTGATTGCCCGGAGACGAATTATTGACAAGTGGGGACAGATTGATGTAGCAGCAGAACTTGGGTGGTATCGTGGAGCGGTAGCTGCTCATGAGAAGCACATATTTGAGCGAGTGTCCGAAGTTGCTAGACAGCTCTACACAAATCAAGCATAAATCGTGCATAACCCCGACTGGAACCGAACCCAGCCGGGGTTATTTTATGCGACAATATAGGCAAGGAGGACGTGAGGATACAGGGTTGGTACACGTCGCCGCCCTCCTCACGGACTCCTTATTTTATGGACAAGGACGTGTTGGATATGACTCTAATCGAGAGAATGGTAGCCGCTGGCATGTCCCGCGATTGTGCCGCCGAAACAGCGATGTGGTACATGGCACAGGGAGATGACGAGGGGCTGGAGGACTATGTAGCCAGCCTGGAGGAAAAATATGGCATACATACAGCACAATGAGAATCCAGACGGACGCAACGTGGGAGACTGCACCATTCGGGCGATTGCAAAGGCCCTCGCACAGAGCTGGGAGGAGACCTATGTGGGCGTCACCATCCAGGGCTACATGATGCGGGATATGCCGTCGGCCAACCATGTGTGGGGAGCCTACCTGCGCAGCCGTTGCTTTGACCGGGACATGATACCCAACTCCTGCCCGGACTGCTACACGGTGGCTGACTTTGCCGCGGAGCACCCAGAAGGCACCTATATTCTGGCCCTGTCCGGGCATGTGGTGTGCGTACAAAACGGAGATTGGATCGATACCTGGGACAGCGGCGGGGAAATACCGCTCTACTACTGGCACAAGGAGGCGTAACCCATGAGCTACCCTTACTATGGATACCAGCAGCCGCAATATTACCAGCCGCCCATGCCGGATCAGCTTGCACAGCTCCGTGGGGCACAGTTTCAGCCCATGCCCCAGCAGATGCCGCAGGCACAGCCCCAGCAGGCGCAGGCCAGCGGCCAGAGCATGGTATGGGTGAGCGGTGAGGCGGAGGCAATGGCCTATCTGGTGGCCCCTAACAGCGCCGTGGCGCTTTGGGACAGCAACTCACCCACCATCTATCTCAAGCAGGCGGATGCCAGCGGGAAACCGTCCATCAAGGTATATGACCTCGTAGAGCGCACCAGCGGGGCCAGAACAGCGCAAGCCCCCCAGGGCGTGGAGTTTGCCACAAAGGCCGATCTGGAGGCTCTGGCGGCCCGTGTGGACGCGCTGGCAGCCCCGAAAACAACTGCAAAGAAGAACGCGAAGGAGGATGCAGAATGAATCCCTTTTTCGGAGTCATGGGCGGCGGTGGCCGCCCCAACATGATGCAGCAGTTCCAACAGTTTATGCAGCAGATGAAGGGCAAAGACCCCAATGCTATCATCAATGAAATGGTCTCAAGCGGAAAAATCTCGCAGGAACAATTAAACCACGTCCAACAGCAGGCCCAGCAGATGTCGGGCATGTTTGACGGGATGCGGGGAATGTTCGGCAAGTGATCAAAATCCCGGCCGGGTTTTGAAAATAAAAACAAAGGAGAATTTACATGAGTCTTTCTTCTGACGGCGGCACCGTTATGACGATGCCGGTTCAGCCTGCCTATCAGGGCGGCAACGGCGGTTTTGGATGGGGCGGGGACTGGTCCAGTTGGATCATCCTGTTCCTCATCTTCGGCCTGTTCGGCGGTTGGGGCGGCTATGGCGGCTTCGGCGGTGGGAACGGCGTGAACGGCCCCGGCTTCCAGGGGTACGCTACCCGTGCCGATATCAACGAGGGCTTTGCCCTGAACGGCCTTCAGAACGGCCAGACCTCCATCCGGGACGCCGTGACCAGCGGATTCCACGGTGTGGACACCGCAGTGTGTAACCTGGGCTATCAGACTCAGGCGGGCTTCAATGCCTTGGGCGCTCAGTTGGCCTCCTGCTGCTGCGACACCCGGGAGGCGATTCAGGGGGTGCGGTACGACCTCGCCACCACCGCCTGCGCTACGCAGAACACCATCCAGAACACCACTCGGGACATCATCGACAACGCCAACGCCAACTCCCGGGCAATCCTGGACTTCCTTACTCAGGATAAGATTGCTACTCTGACGGCCGAAAACCAGAGCCTGAAGTTCCAGGCTTCTCAGGCGGCGCAGAACGCTTTCTTTACCGCCAACCAGGAGGCCCAGACTGCTGAACTGATCCGCCGCATCAACCCCATGCCTGTGCCGGCCTATCAGGTCCCCAATCCCTACGCCGGCTGCGGGTGCTATAATACCTGCGGCTGCTAAAATCCAATACATCAACTTCCGAGGATTCCTTGGATGTTCGGCCCCGTGCCGATTTTGAACCATGCGGCGGGGCAATAGCCTCGCCGCTTATTTTAACCTAGTCGATTTCGACCACTTTAGAAAGGACTGATTTTATGGCTGAATTTACTGGCGTATTTGTTCAACAGGTGGCCGCCGGGCAGAATGTGGCCTTTACTGAGACTCCTGTCAGTGGCTCTAACTGCATTGTCCACCGGGAGGGCGCTGGGATTGTCACCCTCCGGGGGCAGACAAACCAGTGCCGCGCCCGCTACAAGGTCGTGTTTGGCGGGAACATTGCGATTCCCACCGGTGGGGCAGTGGGCCCGATTTCCCTGGCGATCTCCGTTGAAGGGGAGGCCCTGGGCAGCGCCACCGCTACGGTGACCCCCGCCGCAGTAGGCGATTTCTTTAATGTATTCGCTGCGGTATTTGTTGAGGTTCCGCGCGGCTGCTGCGTGACGGTGGCAGTACGCAACATCAGCACAGAAACGATTGAGGTCAGCAACGCGAACCTCATTGTTGAACGCGTAGCCTGAAAGGAGAGGATAGCATGAAAGCGCTATACGAGCTGAAGGAAAAATTCGAGATGGAGCTGGAAGAGCTGGCCCGGAAGGGTGAACTGGGTGCGGGCGATCTGGAGCTGGCCCACAAGCTCACTGACACCATTAAGAATATCGACAAAATCTGTGCACTGGAGGATGACGACGGCTATAGCCGGGCCGGCGATTGGGAGGCCGATATGCGCGGTACTTATGGCCGCGGCTCCAGCTACCGTGGACGCAAGCGGGACTCTATGGGACGGTATAGCCGGGATGGCCGCATGGACGGTTATAGCCACCACAACGCCAGAGAGTCTATGATGGAGCTGGCCCGCGAAATGATGGAGAACACATCCAGCGAGAGAGAGCGCGAAGCCATCCGCCGGTTTATGACTGAACTGGAACGGGATTGATAGGGGGTGACCCCTTTGCTTGACCGCAAGGAGATAGATATTGAGATTGCCCGACTGGAATATGGGGAGAGCAGTTACCCGGCCTATGCTAAGCTTGCTAACCTGTATACTATTCGGGATCGGATGGACAGGGAGGTGCATCCAGCACCATACGAGGTATCCTACTCCGCTGCTCCGGCAGCCCTCGAGGATTCCTCGGTAGTTGGGGAATATGGAGACAGTGATTTCCTGCGGGCTGTCTCCGGTGTTGACCAGCACGACGCCTGGGCCATCATGGATGACCTGATGGACACGTTGCACACCGTCAATCCTCGCGTGTACGAGGGTGTAATGCGCAAAATACGAGCACTATAAATCTAGGCCCCCAAAAGCAGGGGGCCTAGACTTTTTTGCCCACTCGGAAAAACCTCAAAGGCAACTCTTTGATTATATACATTAAAACTCAGTTCAACGATATTTAAATAGGCTGTAAATTCCACCACCATTTCCACCGCATTATGTGATGAAATATGCTATTTTATGTTTTTATGCTTCTGATGTAGAGAATAGAAAAAGTCAGGAAACACTTGATATAACAAGCATTTCCTGACTTTTTATTTTGGTACGCCCGAAGGGACTCGAACCCCCAGCCTTCAGAACCGGAATCAGAAAGTATCAACCACTTCAAACAATTGCGGCTCAATATATTTATGTTATGCCAACTTTGAATTTCCACCACTTTTTCCACCACTTCCATCTAGAAGGGCGATTCCTTGGTGCATAGTGTATCCGTCTTTATGCGTATAAATATTTGCAGTTGTTTGGATGTCGGAATGACCCATAAGTTCCTTTGCTACGTTAATAGGCACTCCAGCCCTTTGAAGATCCGTGCAAAAGGTGTGGCGAAGACAGTACGGTGTCAAATCCGTTGCTACCACGCTTTCAATAATCTGGTTTCTTTTTACTTTCGCTCCCATATAGATATCTAATTCACGCTTGAAATTAAGCCAAAGCCGACGCATGGTTTTTTCAGTGTGCCGGTTCCCTGCCTCGTTGAGAAAAACAGGAGAAAATGGCTTTTGTTGTGCTGCCTGGAGCAACGGGAAAAGTGCGGCATGAATTGGGATGTCCCGAATACCGGCTTCTGTTTTTGGGGCTTTGATGCTGTTAGCGCCGCTTTCTCTCGCCGTGTGGACGTGTATCTCGTTGCGCTCGAAATCTACGTCTGACCAAGTAAGGGCTGCCGTTTCTCCTGGCCTCATGCCAGTATATAGCAATGTGAGCACCCATAATCCGGCCCGATGGTGCTCAGCAACAGCCAAAATGGCCTTGCGCTCGTCCTCAGTGATAGAGCGTCTTTTCCCCTCGTGATAGGTGGGCAGCTCCAGTAGCTCGGCGGGATCGTATGGGATAAGGCGGGATTGCCTGGCCCTGCGGAACATCTCCTGCAACACCATGCGCAGTTTTTTTACATGGGATGCAGAGCGCCCAGCCTGCCCGTTAAGGATGCGCTGGAGGTGCACGTCTTTAACATCCTTCAATTTCAAGTGACCAATAGCGGGCTTGATATAGTTATCGTACTTTTCATCGTACATTTTCAACGATTTAGCTGTGAGCCCTTTTGGCTCCTTGTAGAGCTCCAGCCATTGCTTATACCAGGCGTTGACAGTCATGGAGCCGCCTACGGTTTCCTCACCGCGCTTTGCGGCGGCCAGCTTGTCCGCCAGCTTTTGCAGTGCCTCCAGCTCCGTTTTCCCGGTAGCTTCATACTTTTTCCCATTGTAGCGAGCCGTTTTTCTGATGTAATCCATTGACTTTACCCCCCATTCTGGTAAAATAGAGGGGTGATATGGCGGCCAAACCTTATCACCCCTATGTGAGCCGTCCCTGGTGTTCCAGCACCGGGGGCGGTGTTTTTATTGCGCTTTTTTCAGCTCCTCAATTTCACGGGAGTGCTTTCTGGCGATAGCCTCTAACGTATCCAGCCGTCCGTCAATGATGTCCATATCGTCCTCGCTAGGCATCCGGCGTAGAATTTCCTCTTGACCTTCGGCCAGTAGATTGAATTTCGTCTGAACCTCTGTATCAAGCAGAGTTTTTACGTCTTGCATGATATCGCGCCTTTGCTGCGCCATAAGCTGTGCGATTGCCTGCAAATCTTTTTCATCCAGCATGTATAAAACCTCCTCGGTTGTCATAACCGCTGCTCTTGTAGCATTCCTGGGACGGTATTTTTATTGCTTTTCTAGTTTGACTGTTGTCGTAGTCCCTAGTGCAGAAATCTCATAGCTAATCTGTCCATCCTCATAAGTAAATGTCTTGATATTGTCCCCGGACGCTAAAAGGGCAGTAGAAGTTTTCTCTGTATCATTTTCAGAATCCCAAGAATACGGCTCATCCTCATTTGTTGGTGCGGTATATGTTCCAGCCCAATACAGAGACTTGGTATCACCATTATCAGAAACCCAATACACGGTAATTGCGCTTTCGTCAATAGTTGCAGACTGCCAAGAGTCTTCAGAGTTGCTATTTACCTGCTTCCACTCTCCAGTGAGGTCAGGAATCATGGGTTCAGCAGCCGCTCCGGGGGTTCCAGCAGACGTATCCCCTCCACATGCTACAAGAGATACACACATGATACTTGCGATTCCTAATCCAATTAGCTTTTTCATTTTACATCCTCCTTATATTTACCGCCCACCCGGCGGCTGGATCACTAAAAATACAATTCTGCTACTAGATTGCCATTCTGTGGCAATGATCGGTTGATGTAGCATATCATAAGCATAGTCCAATAATCTGTTCTTTTCTAAGGGAGCAATCTATTAGTGTATAGAAAAAAGCTACCACAATTTGGTGATAACACATATTGCTTGAATAGAACAAATGTTCTATAATGATAAGCAAGGAAAAGAAAATTCCCAGCGTCGACAAAATTTTACATAATACGAACTTTGCATACGGTATAGTACAAGCAGGCACTACAAAGTGAGAAAGTCACAAAATGGGAGGAGAGAGCAAGATGACACCGAACGAAAAAAGGCTTCCGAACTTCGAAAAACTTACTAAAGCACTAAATGAGAGAAAATCCCCTTATCGTTCTTTGCGTACTTTGGTGTTAATTTGCGAACCAGCGGTCAATAGCGTCCATAATTGCGAGCAAGAATCGAAGATCTGCGTCAGTTAGATCCCTTCCCTCTGGAACAATCCCAGCAGAAACAAAGGCCGATACAACTTCATCAACAGTCAATTCCCCTTCTTCATCTTCGGATGGAGTAGGGGGATTTTCTTTTTTGTCAAGATCATCAAGGGTATATCCCATTGCATAAACAAGGCTTTTCATCGTTTCAAGTGAGGGGGTTTTTGTAATACCTGATGTTATTTTCGCAAGTGTTCCTTTTGGGACTCCTGATTTTTCGCTTAACTCATCAAGGCTCATCCCTGATGACTTTCTCATTTCATTAAAAACGTCAAGCCACATTTTCCTTACCTCCTGAAAAGACTATATCACAACTGTTAGAAAAGTGCAAGAAAAAGATTTCCGAGTTCGGAAACAGAAATTATAAAAATAGCTTGACAGATTCCGTATACGGGAATATAATAAAGGCAGAATTTCCGCAGACGGGAATGGAGGTGAGACTATGGCTGCGGTTTATCCTAATTTGGCCGGAGAAATCGCCAAACGTGGTATTAAAAAGTGTGTCCTAGCAAAAGAGGCTGGAATTAGCGACCGGGTTCTTCGCAACAAGATGGCTGGGAAGGGTTCTTTTTCAATCCAAGAAGCCATTGAAATCAAGAACAAATTTTTCCCCGATTACACGGTAGATGATCTTTTCCGCCGAATCGACGATCGGGGGGCATAACAAAAACCGACGGGAGCGTCATTCCCGTCGGCCTCTGCCCAAATTTGTTTACCCTATGTACCTTGCAGGCTTTCACCGCTTGTAATGACGCCACAAGCTTCTTGAGGCACCAAGCCACTTTTGCGGTTTTGGTTCCGCCAATGCCTTATCGCTGACAAGCCACAAGGAGTACTTGATACGGTGGGGTATGATTACCGGCATACCACCATGGGTTTTACCTCTTCTCTGAGTGCTCCGCCGTATCAGTTGCTACATTTTACGCCAGTTTACGTGCTTTGGCAACCACTATATGCGACCTTGCAGTAAGGGAGCAGGCATAGTCAAAAGTTGGGTCAAGTCGACCAACTCCTTTCTGTGCCTTCCGGCATCGGAAATATTATACCGCAGTTGGCAGAAAAATGCAATATTAAGGCTCACCCATAGGGAGGTGAACGTGAGCAACTAAATAAAAATGCCCCGCCGGGTGTCGGAAGCACCCAGCGAGGCGGCAAACCTAATTGAAGCGACCAATCAGGCTTGCAGGAAGATTGTACCACATCCTCCTTCAAGCCGCAATAAGAAGGAGGAAAAAAGAATGTCCGATTTGACCGTAAGAGAACTAAAGCGTGATGCGGCCCGCGTCAAGCACGAAGTGGACGAGCTGGATCGGGTGGCTCACGGAATGACCTTTGATGAACTGCTCCGGTTGCTGGCCGGGCAGAAGCCAGATAGCACCAATGGAGAAAAAGAAGCCCGCCCCTGACGGGGCACGAAAGGAGGTGAGCGGGGTGAAGATCATCATCGAAGCTGATTCGAAAGAAATTGCTGACCTCGTACTTACACTACAAAGCCAGCGGAATCAAGATGAAATTGCTAAGAACTATACGATAGATATCTTTGGAAACAAATACCTCGATTACGAAAGTGGGGGCCGGGGATGTTCCAATGGATAGCTTTAGCTTTTGCGGCGCTTGAAGCAGGGTACATATTTATTTGTTGGTTCTTTGATGAGGAAATAAATGCGACAACGGTTTCTGTGCTTTCCGCAATAACGATTTTTTGGATAGCAATGCATTTCCTTGTTTCATAAATTTAAGAGCACAACAAAAAGCGCCCCGGCCAGTGCACCACCACCGACCAGGGCATGACACCACGTATCGTAGCTACGAGGTATCGGAGACAGTATATCACATCCTCCGGCCTCTGGCAAGATTGGAGGATTTTTTATGACCAAAGATGGACAGCTCAACGAGAGCAGCACGAAGCGGGAGATTGAGAACCGCTTCACCAATGCACGCCGCGTCATGGACGACCTATGCCGGGCCTATTATGGGATGACTTGGGACGAGCATGAGCGGTTACATGGGAAGGAGGAGAACGCAAATGAACGCACAGAGCGCAATCAGCCGTGCGATTGCTGAGAAACGGCGGCTAATGTTTGAACGCCACGGTGGAATCATGTCCTCCACAGATGTGGCGCGGGAGGTAGGCTACTGCCCGCGGGCATCCAGCGGCGACCGCTGGGCGGCGGAGCATGATATACCCGCAATCCGCATGGGGCCTCGCAAGCGGGGCTATGAGACAGATTTGGTGGCAAAGGCCATCGTGCAGGGGAGGGGAATGGTATGAGCGAGACCCAAAATGAGCGCGACAGGCGCGCAAAGGCGTACAGCTACCGGGCCTACCGCCGCCGGGTACAGCAGGCGCAGGCGGTGGCCCAGCGGGTACAACTGGCGGTGGTTGCCGGAGCGGCGCTGGTGCTGGCTATTCTGGTGGCAGCGAGCCTATGAAAAAGCAACTGATCGTGACTACCGTATACCTGTTCTTTTTGTTGGCGCTGGTTGCACTGATCGAAATTGTCTGGAACCAGGAACCGGAACAGCCAGCCATTGAGACCCCGGCAGCAACCACCACTCCGGCCCCCACGCCCACCGGCCCGCTCACCATCCAGATCACCGGACTGGAGGGCGCGGAGAGCATCGACGATGTGTGGGCGGTCATAGAAATCCCACATTGAGGAGGGAGCAAAATGGACTTAAAAAAGATTTTGGACGAGCATCTCCTTTGGCTGAATGGAGAGGGCGGCAGCCGTGCCGACCTGAGCTGTGCCGACCTGAGCGGTGCCGACCTGCGCGGTGCCAACCTGTTCGGTGCCAACCTGTTCGGTGCCGACCTGAGCTGTGCCGACCTGCGCGGTGCCGACCTGAGCGGTGCCGACCTGCGCGGTGCCGACCTGAGCTGTGCCGACCTGAGCGGTGCATCTATGGATCAAATGATATGGGATATTCATACAGTTTTTTACCCGCTGCAATGCCCAGATTCCGGGTCTTATATCGGCTATAAAAAGGCAAGTGGCCTTGTTGTGGAGTTGGAAATCCCCGCAGATGCACGCCGGTCCTCCGCTACTAGCCGAAAATGCCACGCCAGTAAGGCCAAGGTATTGAGTATCACAGATATCAACGGAAATCCTGCTGGCGGCCAGGTAAAGAGCAATTATGATCCGGACTTTGTTTATACCATAGGGGAAACCGTTGAAGTGTCTGATTTTGATGATGACCGCTGGAACGAGTGCTCTACTGGCATTCATCATTTTATTACACGGGCGGAAGCCGTTATTTACGAATAAAAGCGCCGCTCTCCGGTGTGCGAGACCGGAGGGCGGCAAGAGAAAGAACATCTGCCCTTATTTTAGGGCACGAAGGAGGGAAAGTCAATGCTGAATACCACAAATATTTCCGCCCTGCTGCGCTGGGCAATGGAGAATATCGGCTATCCAATCGACGAGATTAACGCCCTGGACGGGACAGTACATATCCGTCTGTCAGATGGCCGACCCGGATTTCTTTATATGGGCGAGGATGGCTGCCCGCGGGCGGTGCTTCCGGCGATTGCCTGATATGGAGTGGTGGCTTCCGTTTTCACCATACCGGGATATGCAACAGGATCCAACTGCAGGGAATTGCCCAAATTGCGGAGCAGAACTTTACCAAAACGAAGAAATGTGCCAGAAATGTAAGGAGGAACAAAATGACACTGTATGAAATTGACCAGGCGATTCAAGGTCTGGTAGACCCGGAGACAGGGGAACTAATGGACTATGAGGCGTTTGCTGCGCTCCAGATGGATCGGGACGCTAAGATTGAGAATATGGCCCTTTGGTACAAGGATTTGATGGCCGACGCCAAGGCAATCAAGGAGGAGGCAGACACGCTCAATGAGCGCAGAAAGGCCCTGGAGAACAAGGCGGAACGGCTGAAATCCTATCTGTCCCTTGCATTAGACGGCGAGAAGTTCCAGACGGCCAGGTGCTCCGTCACTTTCCGCAAAACCTCGTCCATTCAGGTGTCCAATCCGGAGGCCCTGATCCGCTGGCTGGAGCAGAACGGCTATGATGCGGAGTGCGTCAAGTACAAGGAACCAGAGGTCAGCAAGACTGGCATTGGCAAGCTCATTAAGGAGGGCGTGCCCGTTCCATATGCCTCGATTGAGCAAGGCCGCAGTGTGGGGGTGAAGTGATGGACAAGTTCCGTCTGCTGGAGGCTTCCGACATTGAAGTGAAGGTCAAGCAGGTCAAAAAGAATGGGGCGGTTCTCCTGCTTTATAAGACGGCCAGGACGGATATGGATATCCTGGATGAGACGGTTGGCTCTGAAAACTGGACGAACGATTACCGGGAAATCAAAGGGAACCTGTATTGTGGGATTGCCATCCGTGAGGGAGACGCCTGGACGTGGAAGTGGGATTGTGGAATAGAGTCCAGGGAGGACGGCGAGGGCAACGAGAAAAAGGGGGAGGCAAGCGACGCATTCAAACGTGCTGGGTTCCGATGGGGCATTGGCAGAGAGCTTTATACCGCCCCGTTTATTTGGGTACCCTCTGAGAAAATGAACATCCTGGAATCCAATGGGAAGTTTCGTACCTTCGACACCTTCTCGGTTGAGAAAATTGCTTATGGTGACAACCGTAGGATTTCCGGTTTATCTATCCTGAACAACCGGACAGGAAAGCGGGCGTTTGTATGGGCTATGAGCTGATAAACGAGATCGGCGCAAAGTCCGCACTCCTGGATAAGGCAATCGGGCAGCTCGGAGCCCGCGGCAGAGCATATGCGCAGGCGGAACGCGATTACAGGGTAGCCCTCCGAAAAGCTGTTCTGGAGGCCAGGGCGGAGGGCACGCCTGTAACTATTATCTCTGATATTTGCCGTGGTGACGCGGAGATCGCCCGACTACGCTTGGAAAGAGATATTGCGCAGACAGTGTACGAATCCGCACGGGAGGCCATACAGGGCTACAAACTGCAAATTCGCATCCTGGACGCGCAGTTGGAAAGGGAGTGGGGGCGTGCATCGAGAGACTAAGGCCACCGCCATATCCGCGGCAACCAAAAAGGCCGTATGGGAGAGGGATTTTGGGCGGTGCGTACTCTGCGGCTCCATCAATGCGGGGCCACACTGTCATTACATACGGCGGAGTCAGGGCGGTCTTGGGATTCCAGAGAACATTTGGACAGGCTGCCAGCGGTGCCATGCGGCATTTGACAACGAGGGGGCGGATGGTCCGCTTCATAAGCAGATGCAGGACTACCTCCGCACTTTATACCCAGGATGGGATGAATCAAAATTGATATACAAGAAAGAAGGGCCAAAATGCTAAATAGGGTTGTGATCCAGGGCCGCATTGGAAAGGACATCGAACTGCGTCACACGCAGTCCGGTGTCTCGGTGGTCAGTTTCTCCATCGCGGTTGACCGGGATTTTAAAGACAAGGCCACTGGCGAAAAAACCACCGATTGGGTTAATGTGACCGCATGGCGCTCCACGGCGGAGTTTGTAAGCAAATATTTCTCCAAGGGCCGCATGGCTGTGGTAGACGGCAGATTGCAAACCAACATCTGGACAGACAAGGACGGGAACAAGCGGTCGAGCCTGGAGGTTGTGGCTGATAGTGTGTACTTTGGCGACAGCCGGAAGTCGGAGGGGAACGCACCAGAGTCTGAATTTCCAGAACAGAATGGGCAGGAGTTCTCGGAGGTGGACGACGACGGAGAGCTCCCGTTCTAGGGCGGTGATGGGTTGACTTACATTGATTACCTTAATGAGTTCAACCGTTGGATCGAAAACAACCACTTGACGCTTCCGGCGCAGGTCTTGTACTTCAGGCTGCTGAACGTATTTAACCGGGCCGGGTGGCCTGAGTGGGTTCCAGTAGACACCATTCGGTTGCAGGTAATGACAAATGGATTGTCAAAGCCATCCGCTTACAGAGCGAGGGACGAGCTTGTAAAGGCTGGATTTATCCGATACCAGCAAGGGAAAAAAGGGGCCCCGAGCCGCTATTCCCTATCGGAACAATCAAATTCTGGTATTGATTCTTTACAGGAAACGTTACATAAACCTTTACAGTTTCCTTTACAGAATCCTTTACAAGAAACTTTACCCATATATAAGACTAAGACTAAGACAAAAGAAAAGACTCCTACGGAGTCAAAAAGAAAAGTGTTTGTTCCTCCCACGGTGGACGAGGTGAGAGAATACTGCCTTGCACGCAAAAACGGCATAGACCCGCAGGAGTTTGTGGACTACTACGCGGCCAGAGGGTGGATGCTGGGGAAGGCCAAAATGAAAGACTGGAAAGCTGCTGTGCGGACGTGGGAGAAGCGCAGGAAGGGGGGGAACCATGACCAGCCAGAGCGATATTTCACTGCTGCTGACATTCCGGGCAGAAATGATTGACCCATCCCTGCCGACAGGACTTTGGTGGTGCGCTACGCCGGAGGACGCGGCGGCGGTTGGTATTAACGCCGTGTGCAAGAACAGATACGCGGCTTGGGAGGACTTAGCTGCCTGCACGGAGTTTATCACCCAGTTCTGCTATGTGTTCGTCGCAACACCAAACGATGCAGACCGGGAAGAGATTGTAGGCCAGCTCCAGAAGTGGGTGCCGGTCACTATCCTTGTGGCGGATAAGGCGGCGTTTCGCGGGAATGAATCAGTGGTCGAACTGCTGGACAATGCTGGCCCAAAGGCGGTAGAAAGCCTTTTGTTTGGCGCTTTGGATGTGCCGAGGCCGGGGCTGATTGACCTGTCGCAAGTGGAGATGGACGCGCCCATTTCGCAAAACCGCATGATGTCCGGGCTGGTGCCGCTGGACTACTGCACCGGCGGATTCCGGGGAGGCGAATTGTCAGTATGGACAGGCAGGCGCGGCGAAGGGAAATCGACGCTTCTCGGGCAGATGCTCGTGGAATCAATCAACCAGAACCGAACTGTATGTGCCTATTCCGGGGAGCTCCCGGCGAGGCAGTTCAAACGGTTTGTGCTGCCGCAGATCGCAGGGCCGAGGAATCTTGTAGAGCAGCCAGACCCCAGAACGGGGCGGATGGAGTACGCGCCGTCAAAAGAAGCTGTTCGGGCGATTGACCAATGGCTGGAAGGGAGCTTTCTCCTGACCGATTTGCGACAGTCAAATGCCCATGACGAGGACAACATACTGCGCCTGTTTGAGTATGCCTACCGCCGATACGGGTGTTCGGTGTACTTGGTGGACAACATCATGACCGCAAGTCTGAAGGGAGAAGTGGAGCTTGGTCATTATGGGGCCCAGAAAGCTTTTACGCAGAGACTCAGCGCCTTCGCAAAACGCCACGATGTACATGTGCATCTGGTGGCCCATCCCAGGAAGGCTGGAGAGGAGCGGGGACTGACAGCAGACGACGTTGCGGGGGCGGCGGAGATTACCAACCTCGCTGACAATGTTTTTTCTGTTGAGCGGGCAAAAGAATCTGACGAAGTTGACTCCAGGATCAGGATTATCAAGGCCAGAGAGACCGGCAGCCGCGAGGTAATCCCGTTGATGTTCGACACCAAATCACGGAGATACTACGACGCGGGAGGAAACCCGACAAAGAGATATAGTTGGGAGGCAGCCAGAGATGGACATGGATAAGGCGATAGGCATAGCGGCGGAAGAGGCCATGCGTCATATGAAAATCGGTATTTTTGCGTTGGACGGAGGCGGAGTAGAATTGGCGAAGGGGCATTTCGAGGTGGCCTATGCGCTGTTTGCCCTAGTGTTGGAGCGGAACGATGGAGAAAATCACGTTTAACATACCATACCCGCCCACGAAGAAGGGCAAGTCGGCCTTCTGCCGCCGGTTTGGGCTGAACGCCTACTACTCCGGCAAGCACTGGGCGCAGCGGAAGAAGGACGCCGACGAGCTCCATGCGCTGACCCTGGTCGCGCTGAAACAGGCCCGTGTGAGGCGCGGGATGGTACGTGGGCCGGTCTCCATCACCTTTGCATGGGACGACGGGCTGGACATTGACAACCACGCAGCAATCGCCAAAGCCGTGGTGGACGCGCTCAAGGGATACCTGCTGCCCGACGACGATCACCGCTGGTACAGGCAGGTCATACATAGGCTTTGGGACGGGGGATGTATTCGGGTGGAGGTGACGGAGCTGTGATCACCAGAGACCCCTACGGCATCAGCGGAGCGGTGGCACCCTGGCGCAGCCTGGACGCGATGGAGCCGATCGTGGAACGCAATATTACGGAGCGGGACGCGGAGGAGGCGGCAATCTGTGGACAGTGCCCGCTGCCGGACTGTAACCCCAAAAGAGTTGGCTGCCTCCTACATACCAGAGCGAAAAAGCCAAAACCGTCCCGCGATTTGCTGGAGCGCATGGCGCTGGACGGGTATGGGCCGGAGACGATAGCCCAGGCAACCGGATACTCCATATCAACCACCACAGAGTATATGAAACAGTTTTTTAGGGCGGGACCATGTGAGCGCTGTGCGTCCAAGAGCATTTGTGATGCAGTCGTCGGGACGTGTAGCCGTAAAGAGCGATGGAAAGCAATCAAGGAGGTGCCGAACGATGGACGATAAGACGCGCGCCCTGCTGGGTGATCACGAGGCGACGAAACTGGCGCATCTCTCCCTCTTCTCCGGCATCGGGGGACTTGACCTTGCCGCCGAGTGGGCCGGATTTACCACCGTCGGACAGTGCGAGTGGGCGGACTACCCGACAAAGGTTCTGGAAAAACACTGGCCGGACGTGCCGCGCTGGCGGGATATTCGTACATTGACGGGAGAAAGTTTTTATGAAAAGACAGGACTACGAACAGTTGACGTTATTTCGGGCGGATTCCCCTGCCAGCCACACAGCGTTATCGGGAAACGGCTTGCAGAAAATGATGAACGGCACTTATGGCCAGAGTTCCTGCGAGTTATTGACGAATTGCGGCCGAGATATGTTGTTGGCGAAAATGTTAATGGCATCTTATCTACAATACATGAGTCCATTTGCACCGATTTGGAAAAAGAAGGATACGAAGTCTGGACGTTCAGTATTCCGGCTTGTGCTGTCGGAGCGCACCATGAAAGATACAGGGTTTGTATTCTTGGCATCTCCAAGGGCAAGTCAGGACTTCAAGCCGATCCGCAGGCAGACACCACAGGAGCACAGCGGAAAACACGGACAAACGCTGAGCGCCAGCCTTGGAATTATCTTCCCGGAACGTATTGGGCAGTACATCAACCCCCAGTTTGCGGAATGGATGATGGGATTCCCGATTGGATGGGGGGATATCCGCAGTACAAACAGTGGATGCAGTGTTACGGAAACGCCGTAGTCCCCCAACAGTTTTACCCGATCTTTCGGGCCATAGCGGACATAGAGAGGGGAATTATACATGGATGATATTAAATTAGCCCTGCTTGGCAATCAAGAGGCGGCCAAGAGGCTGACGGATGCGGGGGTGGTGCTGATGCAGGGAGATTGCCTGGAACTACTGCAAGACATCCCGGACGGTAGCGTGGATATGGTGCTGACTGACCCTCCGTATTCCAGCGGCGGAATGTATCGCTCTGATAGAGCGAACGGATCAAGTAAAAAATATCAAAGCACAGACACAAAAGATATCAAGCCTGATTTTGCGGGGGATAATCGAGACCAACGCAGTTTTACGCTTTGGGAAACATTTTGGGTTTCTGCTGCGAAAAAAAAGATGCGCCCAGGCGGCATCGCAGTCATCTTTACCGATTGGAGGCAGTTGGCAGCGACTATTGACGCCGTGCAGTGCGGCGGGCTTGTGTACCGGGGGGTTATTCCATGGATTAAAACCGCAGCGAGACCACAAAAAGGGCGGTTTACGCAAAACGCCGAATATTGTGTTTGGGCATCAAATGGACATATTCCAAATGAGGGTGGAAACTACAAAGGATATTTTGTTTGTAATCCGAAAGCAACATCTAGACGGATACACGCGACTGAAAAACCTATCGAGTTGTTGGAGCATTTAATGGCTATTGCTCCTGATGGCGGAACTGTTATGGATATGTTTATGGGAAGTGGATCCACCGGCGTTGCCTGTGTCAACACGGGGCGGAAGTTTATTGGCATAGAATTAGACCCCGGATATTTTGAGGCGGCGAAACAGCGAATTGAGGAGGCACAGGCGCAAGCCCGCCTCTCCTGGAACACCCGCGCGCCGATTCTGAGCGCGGAGGAGATGGAGATGCTGGAGGGGATGGAGTGAACACGCTGATTTTGTGTACTCTTGCTTTTGCGTCACTGATGGTCATCATTGCTGGTGCGGTTTCCGTGGTGGTCATGATTGTGTACTATATCCAAGTCATGTGGTCAAAGATTTCTGCCTGCGCAAAGAACACAATGGAGTATTTGCAAAACAAGCAAGATTTTGAGGTTTACAAAGCCGACGTGCTCCACTGGGATATGGTAAAGCGAGAGAAGGCGCTGAGGTGCCGGGAGTGCGCATATCGGAAAAAGTACATGGACGAGGAGGCCCAGCCATGACGCGGGAAGAAGCGATTAAGTGCCTGAAAACTATACAGCGGAGGACTCCGGAATGGGATGACCGGGAAGATGGGCTGTCTTATTGGGATGCTATTGATATGGCCCTCTCCGCCCTCCGCCCCGTCAGCCGGGAGAGAGTGGAGAAAGCTGAATGGATATGGAGCACAGGGGACGTGTATATCTGCTCATCCTGTGGCGAGAAAACACATGTAGACGAGTGTATGGGAACTCCGATATATAACTTTTGCCCATTTTGCATGGCTCCCATGACGGACGAGGCCGTGGACATCAGATTGAAGGAATTGGAGGCGCTGAAAGATGGCAAGGGCGATTGATGCAGACCGACTGAAACAGGCCATAGACCATGATTATTATGAGCATTACACCAAATATCACGATAGCGACCAAACAGCCCTGATTGATATGGTGATGGACGATATTGACGAGATGCCCACCCTCACCCCGCCGAACGAGCCGCTGACGCTGGAGGAACTGCGGGAGATGGACGGTGTAAATGCGCTATGGGTACACAATCTTGCATGGGGATTACACAAGCCCCGTTTCATGCTGGTCCACAGTGTTTCGGAAGATTGGTGGACGTGCTGTGATTTTGATGGATTTGAAACCTTCTGTGCGGATGACTATGGGGAAAGATATTTATTATACCGCCGCCCGCCGGAGGTATCGCCATGAGACACCAATACACCCGCGCAGAGCTGGAATCCATCACCCAGGAGACCGCAATCTACATTGAGGGCGCAGGGATAGCCCAGCTCCAATGGGGCGGCCTGGAGATTGCAGAGGGGTGCAGGGATGGGTATCTGTACTGCAAGCACATCAAGCCGTTTGCGATGGATCTGTACGATAAATACTGGACGGCCTGGGATGGGCCGCCGGAAGAGGTGGAGAACGCATGAAAACGATTTGCATTACTTGCAAAAATGACTGCAATAACGCCGGTACAACGGCCAGAATTTCTTGGTGCCCTCAGTACAAACCAGGACGAATTTTGTCCAACGCCGACCGCATCCGGGCCATGAGCGACGCAGATTTGGCGAGATGGCTTGAATACGAGGGTGGAGGAGCCTGTGCAGAGGTTTATGGGTGGCTGGCGTGGCTCCAGCAGCCAGCGGAGGAGGGCAACAATGGACATTGAGAAGCTGGATATAAACGCAGTATGCTTTGGTATCCTTTGCAATTTTACCCCTGTATGCGGAGAAGAACGAGCAAAAGAGGCGGTTGAGAGGAGGACAACAAGTGGATAAACCAAGAATTGCGCAGGTGCTGGGAGTAGAGGTCGGAGAGGATGTCAAATACCGACATACAGATGGAACAGCAGAAAATATTTGTGTTTGTGAGGATGGGCGGGTTATTATTTCTTCTCTTTCATGCAAAATGTCAACCGTTGCTGTACTTATAAATGCCATCAACCACCCAGACCGCATCATCCGAAAGCCCCGCTGGACGGAGCAGGAGGTGGAGAGGGCGAAGGCTATCAGACTGCTATACCCAGAGGCAGACAGCCTCAATGAATGTGACCCTTACATTAAGGTGTTTAACAACAAATTTGTTATTGCAACGTTAGATACGGCGCTGTTCCCCTCCCTCTGTCCCGGCGAATCCGTCAAACTGGACGAGATTTGTGGCAACATCCACGACGGGGAGGGCAGACAACGTGAGGAGGGATAACCCTTGAACAAGTTCCGGGAGAGATTGAAGAAGTTGAGGGAGAAGGAAGGGACACAGCCCTGTGTTCTGGCGGAGTTATGTGGCATCAGCAAGAACTCAATTTTGAGATATGAGCGGGATGGAGTGATTCCTGAAATAGTATCTGTTGTAAAAATAGCAGACCATTTCAATGTATCTGTGGATTACTTGCTAGGAAGAACAGACGATCCAAAAGCAATGTAACTTTTCATTATTTCACAGAAAAAGTTGCTGTGATTCCCTCGTGAGGGAATCGGAGAGCATGGTATATGCGAAAATGGGAGTGTGGGAGCGTGTGCCCCTGCGCTCCCATTCCCCTTCCTCCTTCACACGGATGGGGTGGCGTCGGTGCATCTGCCGCCACCCCCTCTGTGTGCAATATGCCGCCGGTCGAACACCACCCCACTATTCGGGGCATGAGGGGTCGCACCCCTCTGGCGGCGAATGACGGTGGAAAGACACTACACCAGATTGCCGGAGCGTCTAGGCGCTGGGAAGAGTAAGACGCGAGCCGCCTGTCATGGGGGCGGAGCTAAAAAAGCGGTGGCAGCTATGACCTGCCCCGGTGTGCCGACACATAGAAAGCGGCTGCGCCCGGCGGAGCGTGTAGAGACGGAATCCGCCGATATGCAGGAGCCAGAAGCAGGGTGATCTCCAGGCTGTGCAACTCAGTCCGCCTGCTATATTGGGTCGCTCCCATCCGTGGAAGCCGGACGCTTGTGTAGGGCGATAGCTACCAGCGCTATCCCGCTGAAAACTACCCTGCGAGTGGCTAATTATGATGTCGCCACCAAGGCTAGGGCGTGACAATCTAAGCGGGAAGCGCACATATACCGAGTGCAGTAGCAGAAGCGGAAGCGGCGGCCCGTTACGTCGCGGACGTGTGGCGGCTCAATGCCGCCTCTCGGCTCCAAACGCAGATGGAAAGCAAAAGAGGCACTGCGCGATTAAATTAAATGCCAATGGGCGGCTGGACAACCTACTGTCCGCCATATGCCGCTCCTCGCCACCTGAGGCGGGCGGTGGCACCACAAGCGCACGAGCTGGAGAGGGCAAAAAAGCCGCCCCCGGAGGGGCGGCAGGATTAGCTCAGAATTTCTTTCAGCTTGTCCAAATTCCAGGCATTGGGGCTGACCTTGCCGCTCTCCCAGCGGGATATCACGGCCTGGTTAACGTCCATCGCATCCGCAAGCTGGGCTTGAGTCAAGCCTTTGGCCTTTCTGGCGGCGGCAATATCAAACTCGACAGACGCAAGGGGGCGCTTGCCTTTACCGGCAAAATAGCCTAACTGCCAAGCCCCCTGCATTTCAAGGGGCTGGAACTTTTCAGACCCTCCCTCCACGGGCGGGTCAATGCTGGTGATCTCGCAAAGCGCCTCAGCAACCTGCCGGTCGAGATCCCTCTTTAGGAGGCCAAGCCTGTGAGCATCAGAAATGACTCTGGCGAGTGCTGTATACGGGCGCTGAGCGGCAAGGGTGAGATCCCCTCCGATCTCCTGCGGATATGCCGCCGCGTTGAGCCGACCGAACACCCAGCCAAACACGTATGCTCCTCTGTTTGTCATCAGCAACCGACCTCCTTGAAATAACGGTATTCCATTTCGTCATAAACATTGACCTTGATCTCAACCTTGCTGTCAGGATACTGGGAGGCATAACGAGCGGCACAATCCTCGGCTCCCTTCTTGTCGTCCATATAAGCACCCATCATCCAGCCGTCTTTGCAAACGCAATATTCATAGTGTTTCATGACTTTACCTCCTATATTGTTCCTTTTACTTTTTATGACTTAATTATATCATAAAATATGATATTGTCAATACATATTTTGAAAAATATTTGCCGCCCCGCAGTTGCAGGAGACGGGGGTGGCCCAATGAGAGGAAACGCATGGCGGGATATTCCCCCGCCGCCTCTCAAACAAAAGATCAGGGCTAGGCCGACGGGCCGAAAAGGGAGGTGCCACCTTACTCCCCTGCCCTGAGTCAACATAAAGGTGGGAAATAAAATAGAAAGGGTGGTATCTACATGAACGACTTGATGATTTTTAAGAACCCTGAGTTTGGGGAGATTCGTACTGTGGAATTGGCCGGGGAGCCGTGGCTGGTGGGAAAGGATGTAGCCGAGGCGCTTGGGTACAGCAATCCGCGGGATGCGCTCGATCGACACGTGGATAACGAGGATAAAGCTGCCGTCGGGATTCACGACGGCAGCCAGTCCAGAAACATGACCATCATCAATGAGAGTGGCCTGTACTCCCTGGTGTTGTCCAGCAAGCTGCCTGGGGCAAAGAAGTTCAAGCGCTGGGTGACGAGTGAGGTATTACCCAGCATTCGCAAGCACGGAGCTTACATGACCTCGGACACGATCGACAAGATGATAAACTCTCCGGAGTTTGGCATCAAACTGCTTACTGCGCTGAGAGACGAGCAGGATAAGAGAAAGGCACTGGAGACTGAGCTGGATAGGAGCAAGGAGTGGTACTCCATTAAGCGTGTAGCAAATCTGAACGGAGTATCACACAAGAAGTTTGACTGGAGGAAACTAAAGAGCGAAAGCTCAAATATGGGTTATGAAGTAAGAAAGATTTTCGACGCCAATTATGGCGAAGTCAATACTTATCACATGAGAGTGTGGGAAAAAGTATATCCGAACATGGAGCTATAATCAACCCACACGGGTGTATCGCTTAACAGGCTGTGACGGCTGGCCGGATCCGAGCCAGTGCTCGACAGTAGGCGGCGAAAAGCATTTAAAAGCATTTAAAAGCATTTAAAAGCATTTCAAAAGCAAAACGAAAGCAAGGGAGAGAGAAAGAAAAGGTCCCCCTCTTGATGGCCCCCTTTATCCCCCCTCTCCCTTCCCCCCGATCCCCCTATCTCTTACCCCCCTATAATCCCCCCTTAATCTCCCCCGAAAAGAAAGAGAGAGGGCGCGCTCTGTCGGTGGCGGTGGGGGGCATTTGTAGACTCTACTTAGGCGAGAGGTGGTGACATGGCTGCACGGCTGACGGACAGACAAAAAAAGAAAATTGTGGCTGATTATCTGGAGACCGAGAGCTATAACGCCACGGCGAAAATCAATGGGGTTTCCAAAGATACCGTTAAGCGTGTTGTGTTAGGTTGCGAAGGATTCGCCCAAAAGGCGCAACAAAAAAAGAGACAAAACACGCTTGATATGCTGGCCTTCATGGAGACCCGCAAGGAGAAGATGCAGGAAGCCATCGATCTCCACCTGATGGCGCTGACAGACCCGAAAAAGATCAGTGATGCAGGTTTGTCTCAAATCGCCACTTCTTTTGGGATTATCGTTGACAAGGCCACAAAGAACACAGCCAGCGGGAACGACAGTTTGAATAAACTGGACGGGCTGTTGAAGGAGTTCAGAGATGCTGTTAAGTCCGAAACAAGCTGAATTTGTCCGAGAGGGGCATCACCGCTGGAACTTTAAGGGAGGGGCTACTCGATCGGGGAAAACATACCTTGATTTTCGGTGGATTATCCCAATCCGCATCCGGGAGCGTGTCGGCAAGGACGGGCTGACGGTCATTCTTGGCGTCACAAAGTCCACCATTGAGCGGAATGTGCTTGAGCCTATGCGAACGATCTATGGTGATGCTCTTGTTGGCACGATCTCCAGCGACAATACGGCGTGGATATTTGGGGAAAAGTGCTACTGCCTGGGAGCTGAGAAGGTTTCCCAGGTCTCTAAAATTCGCGGTGCGTCCATCAAATACTGCTACGGCGACGAGGTGGCAGACTGGAGTCAGGAAGTCTTTGAACTGCTGAAAAGCCGCCTGGATAAAGCGTATTCGTGCTTTGACGGAACGTACAATCCACAGGGTCCGAATCACTGGCTGAAAGTATTCCTGGACAGCAAGGCGGACATTTTCAGCCAGACATACACCATCGATGACAATCCATTTCTCCCAGAGGCTTTTGCGGAAAACCTAAAGCGGGAGTATGGCGGCACTGTTTTCTATGACCGTTATATTTTGGGACAGTGGGCGTTGGCCGAGGGCCTGATTTACCCCATGTTCGGGGAGAGCAACATCGTGGATGAGGTTCCGGAGAGCGGCGAGTATTACATCTCCTGCGACTACGGCACGTTGAACCCCTTTTCGGCTGGGCTGTGGTGCTGGGACGGGAAGAAAGCCGTCAGAATCCGGGAGTATTACTATTCCGGGCGGAAGGAGCAAGCCAGCAAGACAGACGAGGAATACTACACGGAATTGGAGAAGCTGGCTGGGGATTTTCCGGTGCGATCCGTAGTAGTTGACCCGTCGGCAGCTTCGTTTATCGAGGTCATCAGGCGGCACCGGCGGTTCCGGGTGCATAAGGCGGTCAATGATGTGGTTCCCGGAATCGTCACCACCAGCCGCTACATTGAGAACGGGACAATCAAAGTTCACCGCTCCTGCAAGGACAGTATCCGGGAGTTCGGACTGTACCGCTGGGACGAGAAAAGCCCGGAGGATAGGCCCATCAAAGAAAACGACCACGCAATGGACGATATCCGTTACTTTGTGATGACCATTCTCCGTGGTAAGGCACGCCGGGCCGGTCAGGAACGATATATTCCCATGTGGGGGGAGGTAAGAGAGTGAAAACTTATCAGGATCTGCTGGACGTGGGTGAGGATGAAAAGCAGCGGATAGACTTCATCCGGCAGGCAATCAATGAGCATAAGAGTTCTCCGGCGTATCAGTTTGCCGTGGACGCGGAGCTGTATTTCAAGGGGGAAAACCCCACCATAAACCGATATGAAAAAATCATTTATGACTTGCAGGGCCGAGCACACCGGGATATGTACACCGCCAACCACAAGATTGCCTCCTCCTTTTTCGGCTTCGATGTGCGGCAGGAGGTGTCCTACCTTCTGGGCAATGGCGTTACGTTCCAGGAGGAAGCGACAAAGAAGCGGCTGGGCAAGAAGTTCGACCTGATGATGGCCAAAGCCGCCAAGTATGCGCTGATTGCTGGTGTTTCATTCGGACTGTTCAACCTGGACCATGTGGATGTGTTCAAGCTGGCTGAGTTCGCGCCCCTCTACGATGAGGAAAACGGGGCGCTGATGGCCGGCGTTCGGTTCTGGCAGGTGGCGGAGGATAAACCCCTGCGGGCCACGCTCTACGAGGTAGACGGCTACACAGACTACATCCAGCGCAAGGATGAGGACATGACCGTGCTGGAAGAGAAGCGGACCTACATCCAGCAGCTGCGGACATCCCCGGCAGATGGAACGGAGATTTACGCAGGGCAGAATTACCCGTCCTTTCCCATAGTGCCACTCCGTAACGGTGAGGACGCGCTCTCCGAGCTGGTGGGTAAGCGGAACACACTGGATGCCCTGGACCTTTGCACCTCCAACATGGTCAACAACGTGGACGAGGGTAACCTGATTTACTGGGTGCTGCAAAACGCCGGGGGCATGGATGATCTGGATGACCAGAAATTCCTTGACAAAGTTCGCACCACGCACATCGTCCACGCGGGGAGTGTGGAGGACGAGGGGGCCACAGCGGAGCCGCACACCATCGAGGCACCCTTCCAGGGCACGGACGCCACCATCAATATGCTAAAGCGCAAGCTGTACGAGGATTTCCAGGCTTTTGACAGTTCGGCGGTGTCGGCGGGGAACCAGACGGCCACGGCCATTGCGGCAAGCTATACACCGCTTGACCTAAAGGTGGATGACTTTGAGGCCAGCGTCACCGAATTTATTTTGGGGTTGCTGGATTTGGCGGGTATTGACGACGAGCCAAGCTATACCCGGAGCCGCATTATTAACAAGTCAGAGGAAACCCAGACCATCCTCATGGGTGCGGATTACTACGACGATGAGTACATCACCAAAAAGCTATTGACCATCTTGGGCGACGCCGACCAGTACGACACCCTCATGGAGCGCAAAGCGGCGGAAGAAGCAGAGCGGGTGGAGGAGGAGCCGGACTTCCCACCGCAGAAGGGAACAGAGGGCGAGGTGACGGAGGATGCAGAAGCCTGACGAAGCCCACCAACTGACTGATAAAAAACTGTCCGCACTGGAGAAGCGCATTGCCAGAGCATATCGAGAAGCCCGGAATGATTTGGACGAGACTGTAAAAGCCTACTTTGAGCGGTTCCGGGAGCGGGACGAGAAGATGAGAGCCCTGATCGGCACAGAGGTCAACGGCAAGGTTTGGACAGAGCAGGACTATAAGCAATGGCGGCTCAACCAGATCGGGCGGGGAGAACGGTATCAAGACCTGCGGGAGAAGATAGCGCAGCGAATGACCAAGGCCAACGAGGTGGCAATCGCCTATGTCAACGACGCTACACCTGGAATCTATTCCCTTAACCGCAACTATGCCGCTTACACCATTGAGAGAGTGGCTGGGAATGTGGGATTTACCCTGTGGGATGAATCCACCGTGCGGCGGCTCATTGTGGAAGAACCTGACCTGATGCCTTACTACCCAAAGAAAAAGGCCCTCAAGCGGGTCATTGACCTGAAGTGGGGTAAGAAGCAAATCACCAAGAGCGTAACCAGCGGGCTTTTGCAGGGCAAGAGCGTGGGGAAGATAGCGAAGGACTTGCAGGCCAGGGTGACGGAGATGAACCGGGCCAGCGCCGTGAGAGCGGCCAGGACGGCGGTTACTGGGGCGCAGAACGGTGGGAGGATGGACAGTTACAAGGCTGCCTCTGATATGGGCATTAAGGTTAGAAAACGGTGGGTAGCCACCAAAGACGGGCGCACGCGGCATGCCCATCAAAAATTGGACGGCCAGACTGTGGAATGGGACGAACCGTTTACCTCTGAACTAGGGAAGATACGCTATCCCGGAGACCCAAGAGCCAAGCCTGCAAACGTCTATAACTGCCGTTGCACCATGCGGACAGTAGAAAAGCCGGACATTGAGGCTGAACCGCGAAAAATGCGTGTGCGTGACCCGAAAACCGGGCGGAATGTGGTAGTGGAGACAATGACCTATGAGCAATGGGAGAGGTGGGTGAAAAGCCGTGGCTGATTTGGGCGGCGTGGTATTTGACGATTACAGCGCCGATGTGCTGGATGCCATGCATGACGCCGTTGTACAGGCACTGGAGCGGTGCGGAGAACAGGCGGAAGGGTATGCCAAAGACTTGACTCCTGTTGACACTGGCAACCTCCGTAACAGCATCACCCATCAAGTGGACGATGGTGAAAGCACCGTTTACATCGGAACCAATGTGGAGTATGCGCCCTATGTGGAACTGGGCACAGGCAGATATACAGAAGGAGGACGGCCCACGCCATGGGCCTACCAGGACGACGAAGGCAACTGGCACTGGACGGCGGGAAATCCAGCACAGCCTTTTCTCAAACCAGCGGTGGCCGACCATGCGCAAACTTACAGGAACATCATAGAGGATGAGATAAAAAATGGATGAAAGGCAAATCAAAGCCATTGAGGCCGTTCTCGCAAAAGGGGACAGAATAGAGTTGATTCCCGTGAAAGATGGTGTTAAAATTATACATATCAAGCGGGAAGAGCTGAAACAGAATATTGCTCCCGCCTCTAAGCGTTGAGGCGGAAGGCCCGAGCGTGGGTGACTGACTACAAATCGTAGTTGGTTGCCCGCGCTTTTTCTTTTGGTAAACACCGCAAAGGACAGCGGTTTTTATATCACAGTCGCCCCCAAGGGAACGGGGCCGAAGAAAAGGAGACTGATTATGGCACTGACCAGACGAGCCCTCAAAGCTATGGGCATTGAGGACGAGAAGATCGACGAGATCATCAACATGCACACCGAAACCGTGGACGGCCTGAAAGCCGACGTGGCGAAATACAAGGCCGATGCGGAAACCCTGCCCGGTATCCAGAAGCAGTTGGAGAAGGCGCAGGCCGACCTTGAGGCTGGAAAGAAGGACAGCTATAAGGTCAAGTACGAGGCCCTGAAAGAAGAATTTGAGGGCTACAAGAGCGAACAGACCAAGAAGGAGGCCCGCAGCGCCAAGGAAAAGGCGTACCGGGAGCTTCTGAAACAGGCTGGAGTGAGCGAGAAGCGGCTTGACGCCGTGCTCCGGGTGTCCGATGTGGACAGTGTGGAGCTGGACGAAAAGGGCACAATCAAGGACGCAGATAAGCTCACGGAGAGTATAAAGAGCGAGTGGGCGGATTTTATCGGCACCACCTCCATCCAGGGCGCACAAACTGCCACACCTCCGGCCAGCACCGGCGGGAACGGCATGACGAAGGCTGACATCTACAAAAAGGATGACCATGGCCGGTATGTCATGTCTGCCGCGGAGCGCCAGAAGGCGCTTATGGAAAACCAAATTACATGAAAGGACTGAATTAAATGGCTGCTACGAAAGTTGAAAGCCTTACCAATCCGAGGGACTCTCTGCCCAACACTTATACCAGCGTGACGGCCCGCGAGGTGGATTTTGTCACCCGATTCAATGATAACTGGGAAGCGCTGCGCACCATCCTGGGCATCATGCGTCCTATCCGCAAGACCCCCGGCACGCAGCTGATCTCTTATACCGCTGACGTAACCCTGGAGGACGGCGACGTGGGCGCTGGCGAGGTCATCCCGTACAGCAAGGCGACCATCACACAGGCCACCAAGGCAGACCTGACCATCAAGAAGTATGCCAAGGCCGTTCCCATCGAGGACGTGGACAAGTATGGCGCGGAGATCGCCGTGGAAAAGAGCGACGACGCTTTTCTCACTAAGCTCCAGAACGTGGTGTTGGGGGACTTCTACACCTTCCTGAACACCGGTTCTCTCACCGGCACCGCAACCACCTGGCAGGCCGCCCTTGCAAAGGCCCAGGGCGAGGTTCTGAACAAGTTTGCGGTTATGGCGAAGGATGTCACATCTGTTGTTGGATTTGCCAACATCCTGGACGCCTATGACTACCTGGGCACGGCGGACATTACTGTCCAGACCCAGTTCGGCATCAACTATGTCAAGGACTTTATGGGGTATTCCACTCTGTTCCTGCTTCCTGCTACTGTTTCCGGCAATGCAGCCATTGCGCGGAACACTGTGATCGCCACCCCTGTGGAGAATATCGACCTGTATTATGCCGACCCTGGCGACAGCGAGTTTGCCCGGCTTGGTCTGAATTATACGGTACAGGGCGAGACCAACCTGATTGGCTTCCACGCCCAGGGCAACTACTCCACCGCCGTGGGCGAGACCTACGCCATTATGGGCATGAAGCTGTGGGCCGAGTATCTGGACGGTATTGCCAAAATCACCGTTTCAGCGGGGGAATAACGCCCCCGTCCGAAACCGGCCTCGTCGGGTCGGGGGTAGCCGGTAAGGCAAGAGTAGGCAGAAAGCAGGTGAAATAATGGCGTACACACCCACTACATGGAGCGACGGCGATCTGATTACCGCCGAAAAGCTCAACAAGTTGGAATCTGGCGTGCAGAATGAGCAGGTCGGACCGCAGGGCCCCAAAGGGGAAACCGGAGCGCAGGGGCCCCAGGGAGAAAAAGGAGACCCCGGTGAAACGGGACCTCGGGGTCCGAAAGGCGATACTGGCACCGCCGGCGCAAAGGGCGACAAGGGAGACACCGGAGCGGCGGGCGCTGCTGGTGCCGACGGAAAATCTGTTAAGGCCATTGCACTGACCACAACGGGCGGCGCAGTGACCGGCGGCACCTGTACGCTCAGCGACGACAGTACCATTCAGATTACCGTGACAACCACAGAAGCATAAAAGGAGGGCGGCGTGATGCTGGAACAAGTTTTGCGACACCTGAACAACTGGTTTTTGGTGCCTGACGGCATTCACTCCGGGGAGTTCACAGTGCAGGACGGCAGCATTACGCTGCCCTTCCTGCAAACAGGGCAGTATTTCAGGGTGATGGGGTCTGTCTTTAATGACGGCCTCCACCAATACCCAGAACAGGACATGACCGACGAAACCTTTGACGGCGCTGTTTGGGCGCTGTCAGTGCCCAAATCGGTAATTTCCCTAGCGGATGAAATCACCGTCTGGAATGAGAAAAACGGGACTCCGGGGCCGTATACCAGCGAGAGTTTTGGTGGCTACTCATACAGCAAGGCCACCAATGCAAGCGGCGTGGCCGTGGGGTGGCAGGATGTGTTTAAGAGCCGCCTGAACACATGGCGGCGGATAGGGGGCATTATATGAGCCTATTAGACGATTTTGCGCGGGCTTGCGTACTGATGGAAAAGAAGCGTGTTTCCGACGGCGCGGGCGGCTACATCGTGGAGTGGACGGAGGGGGCAGAGTTCACCAACTATCAAGACCTAAACAGCTCCATGGAGGCCAGACGGGCGGAAAAGGAGGGCGTGACGAGCCTGTATTCCGCCCTGGTGGACAAGGCTGTACCCATTGAGTACAACGACGTATTCAAGGACAAGACCACCGGGGAGACGTACCGCGTGACCTCCAACCCAGAGGATAAGAAGGCCCCTCGTTCCTCCACGCTGCCGCTAAAATACTTCACTGCGGAGAGGTGGACGCTAACCACATGATAGTGAATGTTCTCGGAACAGAATACACCATCGAAATCAAGAAGTACGCCGAAGATGAAGCATTTGAGCGGCGCAGCATTGATGGGTATTGTGATTGGCTAACAAAGAAAATTGTGGTTTGCGATATGTCCACGTACAAAGGATGGGAGCATGAGACAAAAGAAACCATTTCCGCCTCTGAGAAAAAAACGCTCCGCCATGAAATAGTCCATGCGTTCTTTGATGAAAGTGGGCTTGGAAGCAACACATTTTCTGTTGATGGGCCGTGGGCCACTAATGAGGAAATGGTGGATTGGATAGCAGTACAGGGTCCGAAAATCTATAAGGCATGGCAGGAGGCGGGGGCAGTATGACAAAAAACAAAGCCCTGTTTGCTTGGTTCAATGAGTTCATGCCCTTCTACCGGGCATCCTCTGTGCCGAAAGATGTGGTCATGCCCTATGGCACCTACGAATACACAGATGGGGCCTTTGACGCTGGGGAAATCGGATTGACAGTTAATCTGTGGTTTCGCACAGAGAGCGAGGCAATTCCCGATGAAAAGGCGCAGGAATTATCCCAACGCATTGGCTACGGCGGCGTATATCTCCCCTGCGACGAGGGATACATCTGGCTGAAACGCGGCTCGCCGTGGTGTCAGAGCCTTGTGTACCAGGACGACCCGGCTATTAAGCGCCGTTATATCAACATCACCGCTGAATACCTGACATTCAGCTAGAAAGGAGGCCCTTATGGGCAAATTTACAGTCATCCCGCAGAGCACCTTTGAGGAAATGCAGCTTGACGCGGGGGTGGTTCTAAAGAAATTTACTCCATCTACACCGACGGCACCGGAGGATGCTGACATTGTGTGTCCCACCACCGGCGGCATCAATATTTCCTGCGTTCCTACTTATTCCGACATGGGCGAGGATGTGGACAACTGCCCCACCAATATGATGGAGCTCAAGCATCTGGACGGCTGGGAGTGCAAGATGTCCTTTACCTCACTCGGCACGTCCCCGGAGTCTATTCGATTGGCTCTTGGAGCAGCGGATATTGGAAGCCCGGATACTACAAAAATTACCCCTCGTCGTGACCTGAAGCAGACGGACTTTGCAGACCTGTGGTGGGTGGGCGACCGGGCAGATGGCGGAATGGTGGCCGTGTGCCTGAAAAACGCTCTTTCTACTGGCGGATTTACACTCCAGACCACCAAGAACGGCAAAGGACAGGTATCTGTGGAGCTGACCGGCCATGTGTCTATCGACGAACAGGACACCATGCCAATGGAGTTCTACAGCGCCGCACCCGCGGAGGGTTGATACTATGAAACTATCTGAACTGACCACCGATCAGGCGGCGGATGTGCTGTGCGAACTGACGCCTTATATCGCTAATATCACCGGGGACAAATCTCTCCTGGATGAGCTTGGGAAAAAGTTTGACAGCAAAGGGAAGAGCGTGGCGGAGCTGTATACCTATGCGGCAAAGAAATGCGCTGTTCTGGCCCCGCTGCTCCTGAAAGACCACCGGGCGGATGTGTTTGGGATTTTGTCCGTTCTGAACGACACAACGGCAGAGGCGGTGGCAAAGCAGAACGTATTGACAACGATTCTGCAAATCCGCTCTGTTTTCAAAGACAAGGACCTGCTGGATTTTTTCAGATCGTTTGGGCAGGGGGACGGGACAGCGTAACTCTGGCCCTGTTGTCTGCCCCAAGAATGGGCGCGAAAGCATTGCTTTCCGTCTTACCTGTCCTGCTGAAAAAGCAAATGCAAGAAAAAACGTATCGGGTCTATGTCACCGACGCGCTGAAATTCATTACAGAAAACACAGCAAAATATGCCGGAGGAAGTTACATGAAGATCCGGTATCTTGACACTGAGGACCCGAAGCCGGAGGAAATCAGAACGCCGGAAGAAATTGTTGCGCATATGAAACAAAAAATCGCCTCTGTCTAAGCGTTGATGGGGAAGGGCTAAGCGGTGCCGCGAAAGGAGGTGGCACCCATTAATCTTTTTGATTTATTTGCGAAAATCAGCCTGGATACCAGCGAGTACGACAGCGGTGTTAAGGATGTATCTAAGAGTGGGGGTAGCCTCGCGTCTAAGCTAAAGAGCGGCCTTGCGTCGGCTGGCAAAGTGGCTGCGAAGGGTATAGCGGCCATTGGAACTGCGGCCTCTGGCGCTGTGGTGGGGCTTTTGGCCCTGGAATCCTCGACAGAGGAATATCGAGTTGCAATGGGCAAGCTCAACACCGCCTTTGAAGCGGCTGGGTATGGTGCGGAAACCGCACAGCAAGCCTATAACGCCTTTTACGGCATCCTGGGGGATACGGATACCGCCACCGAAGCAAGCCAACTCCTGGCGAAGCTGGCAGACAGCGCAGAGGATGTGTCTACTTGGACGGATATCGCTGCTGGTGTTGCCGGTACATTTGGCGACAGTCTCCCCATCGAGGGACTGATTGAGGCCAGTAATGAGACGGCAAAAGTGGGGCAAGTTACCGGCGTGCTTGCCGACGCCCTCAACTGGGCGGGCATCAGCGAGGACGATTTTAATGCCAGGCTTTCAGCCTGCTCCTCTGAGAGTGAGCGGAATCAGCTCATCATGGATACCCTGTCAGGAACCTATGATGAAGCCAGCGAAGCCTTTTACCGCAATAATGAGGCGCTGGTAGAGAGCCGAAATAACCAGGCACAGCTTGACGCAACCCTAGCCACTCTTGGGCAGACCGTTTCCAACGTAAAAAACCGGCTGCTTTCAGAGTTCCTTCCGGCAATCTCAAATGTGGCAACAGCGTTCTCCGGCATGTTGAGCGGAACGGCTGGGGCAGATCAGCAGTTTTCGACGGCGGTGCAGGGACTGGTTAATGTAGCGGTGTCGAAGTTGCCTGAGTTTCTAAACATGGGCGTTCAGATTTTGTCCTCCCTTGCCAGCGGCATAGTGCAGAGTATCCCGACACTGGTTGCAGCGGTTCCACAAATTGTAGCCGAAATTGGGGCGGCATTAACCGAACTGCTTCCGCAAGTGCTGGATATGGGTGTGCAGCTTCTCGACCAATTTACCAGCGGGATTGAAACTGGTTTGCCCGATATGGTGTCCCGTATTCCTGAAATCATCACGCAGTTCCTGAGCTACATCACAGAGCAGCTCCCAACGGTTCTTGACAAGGGTGCGGAACTGCTGAACAATCTCGTGAACGGCATCCTCGGGGCCATACCGGAAATGACTGCGGCCCTACCGGAAATCATCACCGCCTTTGTCCAGTTCATCACGGACAACCTCCCGACGATTATTGAATCGGGAATCAACATCCTTTTAAACCTAGTTTCCGGCATCATCGGCGCAATTCCGGATCTTGTCGCATCCATCCCGCAAATCATCAGCGCAATAACGACGGGCATTGCCAGGGCGCTACCCAAAATCATCCAGTCCGGCGTTTCGCTGCTCCAGAAATTTATTGAAGGCATCCTTTCCAATATTCCCGCGCTGGTGGCCGCTCTTCCCCAGATCATCAGCGCCATTGTGGAGGGCATCGGGGCGCTGATTGGCGGCATTGTTGACGTGGGCAAGAGCATTGTGGAGGGGATCTGGAAGGGCATCCAGGAAATGGCTGGATGGATTTACGACAAGGTTACAGGGTTCTTTTCCGGCATTGTGGACGGTGTGAAGGACTTCCTTGGAATCCACTCTCCCTCTACGGTGTTTGCCGACATGGGCAAAAACATGGCTCTTGGTCTTGGACAGGGCTGGGACAATGAATATGACCGTATCCGCCGGGATATCGAGGGTGGTATGGACTTCGGCACCGCAAGCGTGGACTTTGCGTCGTCCGGGTTGGGTGTGGCGTCCGCTGGTATGGTCAACGGAGTTTCAGCATCTGTGCAGGGAGCAGGGATGTCTGGAGGGAGTATTACAGTTAATCTAATGATGCCTGACGGCACCAAATTCGCCTCCTATCTGCTTGGCCCCCTGTCTAACTACGCAAAGGCAAACGGTACGCCAATTCTCCACCCAACGTAAGGCGGTGAAAACACGTGAATCAACTTGTATTGGATACCACAGGCACACCAGTTACCTTGCCGGAAAGCCAAAAGGGCGGCTATATCGCAGAGTTAAAACCGCTTTCCGTAGATGTGGAGATGGTCACCGGCAGGATTGTAAGAGAACTGCGCGGGAATGTATGGGTTTTGCGCTACCAATATGGATATTTCACGGATCAAATGAGGAACTCCGTGCTTTCCGCATGCGAAAAAGGGAGAGGACAGGCCATTACATGTTTGTTCCTTCCCCCGCACTCTGAACAGATGATCACATCAAAATTCATGATAACAGAGCTGACCTATCCAAAATTTATGTGGAGCCGTCAAGTTATGGGTGAAATTGTTGACGAAGATGGAGAGCCCATAGAAACCCTTGTTCCCGTCCCAATGTGGGGTGATTTCTCGGTAGAACTAAGGGAGGTGAAACCCAGTGATTAGTTCGACCACAGCGTATCAGGCAGCGATTGTGGGCGACACCAGACGGATCTATTTACAAGCAGTCATAGATATTATTGACCCGGATATTACCTATGGCACAGTATCCAGCTCCGGCATGGCTAACGTATGCAAGTCGGAGCAAATTCACGACAAGGAGATGGAGATTGTTCCATACGCTACGCTTGAGGCTAACCGCTGGGCACTCAACGGGCAGTTCAAGCTGTTTCCACTCCATGGGGCCGATCATATCGGCTTCCTGGGGGATACCCTGTCCGGCGCGGATGGGGTGTTTTCCCCAGCGGTGTGGGTAGAGGAGCATTTTTCCAATGTCTCCATCCTTCAGGCGTGCTCCATCTACTTCCCATCAGCGGATTGGGACGGAGTGCCCGCCGACTTTACTGTGGAGGTCATGCAGGGCAGAACGGCCTACTACACCAAGACAGTGACCGGCAATACTGCGTCCAGCATTGCATTGGACGGATTCACCGTTAACAACCCGGACGCTATTCGGGTGACGGTGACCAAATGGTCGAAAGAAAACCGCCGTATACGGATACCTGAAATTATTCCGGGCCTGTATGAGAAGTGGACAGGAAATGAGATTGCCGTGTTTTCTCTTAAGCACCAGGGGGACGTATCCTGTATGACACTACCGTATGGCACATGTACCATCAAAATGGACAACTTGAGCCGCCGCTTTGAGCCGCGAAGCAAAAATGGCGTATTCCAATCCATCGAAGAGCGCCAGGGCATCCCGGTCTCTATAGGAGTACGGCTTTCGGACGACACGGTAGAGTACAAGCCAGCCGGCGTGTTTTATCAGTACTCCGGCGGCTGGAAAACCGGAGACAACGGCCTGACCATGCAGTGGGATCTGGTCGATATTGTTGGCCTTTTGGCTGATCGTGAGTTTATCCCGCCGTCCATCCTGCCTACCACCCTGTCTGGCTGGATTTCCGCCCTAGTGGCCCAGATGGGAGAAAATTTCGCGGGCATGTACGCGGTAGACCCAAACTACGCAAGCGCGGAGGCAAGCGTCCGCGTGGCTGACGATGTGGTTGGTATGACATGCGGGGATATATTGAGATATGTCTGCATGGCGACGGGTACGTGGCCCAGGGCGGACGCAGAGACCGGATACCTGACCGCCGAACCCATGTGGAACCAGGGGAGTAAAATCACCCTGGACAACTTAATTGATTATCCGACCATGAAAGCCAACGCCGATATTGCCGCCTTGTTTTTTACGCTGAACGATGGGGACGACACCCAGTATGTGGTATCCGGGAACTCCACTGCCTCCAACGAGACAAAATCCATCCAAAATCCGTTTATTAAGACGCAATCCCAGGCGCTGACTGCTGCGCGGGCAATCCTGTCCACCTACGGTGGGAACAAACTAGAGATTGTAGGCCGTGGAGACCCGGCCTCTGAAATTGGGGATGTGGATACGGTCTGGTTGAATGAGAGCACCGCAACCACGGGCCGCAGAATACAGCAGGACTTATCTCTCCAGGATGGAGTCCTCCGCAATTGCTCCAGTGTGCTGCTCCAGGCTGATGGAATCTTCCTTTATGATGGCATGGAGGTGATCACCTCCAGCGGCGTGTGGACAGCACCAGCCGGGGCCACACAGCTACGGATTATCCTGGTAGGCAAGGGGGAGGGCGGAGGCCATGGAGAGCCTGGCACCATGGGCAGGCAGGAATCGGAAGACGGATATGGAGATAGTGAGCGTGGTGAATACGGCGCAGATGGTTCGGACGGCGTGGGTGGAAAGGTGTGGACAGCTACCATCGACATCAATCCACAACAGTCATTTGAGGTGTCTTTTGATGGTTTTAATACCATTTTTGGCCCTTACTCTAGCGCAAACGGTAATACATACCCACAGGGTTACTCTGATGTAGCCAGCGGCGAATCATACGCCCGCACCGGCGTAGCGTCACCTAAGCCAGGCAGCGGAGATGGCGGAGCCGGAGGAAAGGGTGGAGCTCCAGGCTATGGCGTGTATAAGCATTACACGTGGGAGGGCGGCGGCGCTACTACGTTTAAGGTGTATGCCGAGCCAGAGCCGGGGAAACCCGGAGTGGCAGGGGCACAGGGCTGTGCCGTTATCTATTGGGACAAGGAGGGGTGAGTATGTCCGAAACATGGACGCCGCTGGTTATTTCGGCCAGTTTTGCACCCAACCCCGTATCAGTCGGGCTACCCACCGTCCTGTCTGTCGTAGTCATCGACGCCCAGGGCGGAGAGCGGGAGGACCTCTGGCACAGTGGCGAGGTCCAGGCTGGGGAGGTGTAGTGCGTGGCGATTACCCAGGTGCGGGCGCAGTTCAATGGTCAGTGGTACATGCTGACCTACAACGAAGACGCCAGAGCCTATCAGACGGCTATCACGCCGGATACATTCTCCGGCGGTCAGCCGGATGGGTATTACGACGTAACGGTAGAGGCTATCAACGACAGCGGCGTGGTGGTGACTACAGACGGGGACAATCTGCCGGGCCTTCGGTTGGTGGTGCGGGAGACCATCCCGCCCATCCTGACCCTGGTATCCCCGGAGGCGGGCTATGTGACCACTAACACGCCTGCGGTGACGTGGACCGCCCAGGACAACGATGGCGGCTCCGGTATCGACCCGGACAGCGCCATAGTGAAGCTGGACGGGAAGGCAGTTCCGGCGGAGCAGGTGTCCGTCACGGCGGGCGCAGGCGGGACGTATACCATCACCTATACGCCAGGGACTGCTCTGGAGGAGGGGCCGCACACCGTCCAGGCGGGCATCAGCGACAACGATGGGAACGCAGCTACGATGGAGGCAAACTACATTGTAGATACCGTACCGCCTGTGCTGTCCGCGTTGCTGTCCTTCGAGGAGGTGGTAACGGATGCCTATACGGTTACCATTACGGGGCAAACCAACGATGCCACCGCTCCTCCAGTGACCATGACAGTGATGGACAACGGGGCGGTGGCGGGACACCCGGCCGTTGGGCCGGATGGACGATTTTCCATCCTCCTGAATCTGGAGGTTGGGGAGAACAACGTCACGGTCGTTTCCAAGGACGGGGCGGGGCTGACTACCACGGCCAGCTATTACATCATCCGCATGGTTACCGACCGAACACAGGATGATGTGGACGCCCTGAACGACCGTGGGACATACAACGCCTCTGATCTCAACCGGGTCAATACGGCCATGGCTTATCTGAACGGGTGGCTTTCGGATGCGGGATACGTCACCGGATATGTCGGCCAGGGTATTGCCTGGGCTATAGATGACATCCCGCTACAGGCACAGATGGCGGACTACCTGTCCAACGTTGGGGCGATCGGTGGCACGTTCTCCCTTGCCAACGCCCCAGCGCTCCCGGCCTCGATGGAGCTTCTGACCCATGAAGGGGCCAATCACATTGAGCGGGTTTTGGTGCTGACCGACCAGATCCGCGCCCGCTTGAAGCGGTCGCCATTTATGAGCGGCGAAATATTTTGTGGTGAGGTGTAACGATGCAAGACGGAATCATAGCTGGTAATGGAAACAGTCGGTATTTAAAAACGGTGGCGGCAGCGCTTTCCCTGTATCCTACCTATGAGGATTTTATCACGGCGCTGATCGCTGGGACATTTCCTATTGACCTGAACGGGATCAATGAGGCAGGGTGGTCGCAGAAGGGGACACCCCTGAACAAATTTACCTTGGTAAGTGACACCACAGAAACCAAGATATGGGGTTCAGCCGGGAACCATACAGTTGACCAGGTGTTCGGGAAGATACTTGGCTCAATCGGATATTATCTGATAAAGGAATATACATCACCAGGGAGCTACACCCATACGTTCGGCCACAAATATACAGATGTTTTTGTGGTTGTGGTTGGTGCTGGAGGCGGCGGCGGTTCGAGTGGAGAGCGCGGTGGAGGAGGCGGCGGAGGTGGGGCCGCAGCGTTCTTCCATGTTTTGGATAGCGATAGCATTCAAAACAATAGTATTGTTGTTGGTTCTGGTGGCGCTGGTGCAGTCTCTTCTCTTGGAACTGGCAACGTGAATCATGGCTCCGCTGGTGGGAGCAGTAGCGTTTTTGGTATTACCGTACCTGGTGGTGGCGGTGGTCGTGCCAATTCTGGTGGCCGTGGTGGTGGTTACTCCTCCGATGAGATCGCTCCTGGCTGGCTTATGATAGGTGGCGATGGTGGTATGGATAATAACAATGGCGATGCCGGGCCTATGCTTTCTGTTGTGGGGTTTAAATATTTTGGCGGTGGAGGTGGCGGGGGTGGTGCTCCTAGCCTTAATGACCCGCCTACTCCCGGCGGAAATGGCGGTGACGGTGGAGCCGGTAATGGTGGTGCTGGAGCTACCATGCAGACCAGTGCAACAAATGGTACTGATGGAACCCGCGGCGGTGGCGGAGGAGGTGCTGGATCGGGGAATACTTTCCGCTCCAGCGAGTATAAGCCAAGCGGCAAAGGTGGCAAGGGTGGCGATGGATATGTGGCGATTTACGGTAAGGGGTATTTTTAATGAAAACAGTCTATTTAAGTGAGGATAACACTGTCCGCGAAATCATCCCGGAATATGCACTCCCGCCGGAGAAGTGGTATAGTGAGGCATTTGCACGGCGCTGTGTAGAGGTACAGGACGATGTAGAGCAGGGGTGGCGCTACAACCCCGAAACGGGACAGGCCGCCCCGGACACAAGACCGTCGGGGCCGGAATCGCCCTCGGCAGAGGACATTACTCTGGAGATGCTGGCCGACCATGAGGAGCGGCTTTGCATGTTGGAAATCACCACTAATACTGTCTAAGAAAGAGGGGAAGGACATGAACACGGTATTTAATCTCTGCAAGCTGCTTATTGACCGGGGCCGCACCGACGGCCTACAGGACAAGATGGATGTCTATCTCGCCGCCGACCGACTCACCCCCGAGGAGTACCAAGAGCTGGCCGCTCAACTGACCAAATAGAAAGCCGCCCTGTCTGGGCGGCAGAGGTCAATCCTTTGGAGCAAAGCGGGAGGGGGCTTCCAGTGGCTTCCCGGTGCGCCAATCGCGGTTTGGGTCGTGAGCGGCCCAAGCCTCCGCGCCGCACTTTTCGCACTTTTGGCCTTCCCACAGCCACTCGCGCTGACCGTTGACCCATGTGGATGGGCACACAGCTCCGCACTTGGAGCAGATTACAACGATATTCATAAGGCACCTCCACCATCACGTAAGAGAAAACCGCGGCGGCCCTGATCACAGATCCTTTGGGAGGTAAATCTATGGTCAAGAGGGATAAAGGGCCACCACGGCTGAAAAAAGTATACCACAAAACAAAAATGAAAGGAAGTACCACAATGAAAACCATCAACTGGAACGAGCTCACCCCCGCCTGCTACGCGATCGCCAATGCCAACGATGTGGATGTGGGTGTAGGCGGCAGCATGGTACAGAACAACATCCGCCACGGCAGGGCGGTGGACATCGGCGCGGAAAATCTGCCTGTAGCTTTCCGGCCTGACTGGGATGCCCTAGGAGCTAATGTAGATCTGGCCGCAGAGAACGACGAATTTAACGCCTGGATCAGAAAGCGCCAGAATAACGTCAAGTCCCTGGCCGCCCTGTGGAACGCAAATGACTATCAGGGCATGGTTGAGCTGATGGAGAACGCCGCCGACCCCGGCCCCATCA